ATATTTGCCGGAACAGATTACACTTTTAACTGCCCGTTCTTTGATGAGCCTTTATTTAAAAGATTGATTATACCTCACAACCAGACAAACATAACAACGTTAAATAATACAAGCCTTAACGCAGCAGCCAAGCTAATAACTATAAACACCAATTTGAGTAATATTGTAGAGTATACAATGGTAACGGCAGGTAGCTTTACACTTGATATGTTAGGTCAGTTATTTACTTATGGAGTAGTTCCAGCACCAACAATTACAACGGATATAAATATTTTATTGAGGGGTAACGTTACATTCTACAATCCACCGCTACCAAACTATTCTGTAATACTGTATAAAAATAATATAGAGATAGGCAGACAAGACTTTGATGCAAGTGTAAGTAATTTTATGAACTGCCAGTTTACAGTTAGCGGAGTTACTTTTGCGAATAACGACACAATGCAGGTTCAAATATCCGGCAACGGAATTATCCTATCTATTACAATGGGCGAGATAGGTATAACAACAAGCACCCCTACACAAGTACAAGTTAATTTAGGAGAAACGATTAAAGTAAACGATGTTATTCCAAGAGGTATATTTCAATCAGATTTCTTTTTAAGCATCGTTAAGATGTTTAACCTTTACGTTTATGAGAATAAGTTTAACGACAAGGAGCTGGTTATTAGTCCTTATGTAGACTTCTATCCTGACAAGTCAGCTGAGGCTTTGGATTGGACTAACAAAATAGATAGAGCAAAGCCTTTAAGCATAAAGCCAATGAGTGAGATTAATGCTCGTTACTATAATTACAAGTTCAAGGCTGATAACGACTTCTATGGCGAGAACTACCGCAAGAAGTACACCGAAGGTTATGGAGATTTTATTTACGATACTGAGTTTGACTTTGTAAAAGAAACCGATACCTTAGAAGTAATATTTGCAGCTTCTACATTGTACCAAGCAACAGGGCAAGACAAAGTATTTCCGGCAATCTATAAGAAGTCAAATACTAATAACGCAGAGGACAGAATGGATAGCATTATACGAATAATGCAGACTAAAAAGATTACAGGTGTAGGCAGTTGGAATATCATGAACGGAGCAAGTAATTTAGCATCTTATACAAGCTATGGTTATGCCGGACACTTAGATGACCCAATTAACCCTAATAACGATATAAACTTTGGCGCACCAAAAGAGCTACAATTTAGCCCTAACAGATACCCAAGCACAAACGTATTTAACGCTTATCATAGTCCTTATATTGCAGAGATAACAAGCAAGGATAGTAAGCTATTAACGTGCTTTGGTTTACTTGATATTATAGACATTTTCAACTTAGATTTTAGTAAGTATGTATTTATAGACGGGGTATTATTTAGACTTAACAAAGTAGAGAACTTTAACCCAATGGAATACAACACTACTAAACTATCATTTCTTAAAGTAATAGAAACAAAATACTAATGGCACAAGAGAACGTAGGTATAAATGTTAACGTACAAGGCAACGCAGTTGAGGCGATAGGTAACGTTAAAAAAGCATTAAAAGAAGCAAATGCCGAATTGATTAATGCACAAGCTAATTTTGGCGATTACTCAGACGAAGCTATTGCAGCAGCAAAAAGAGTAGCTGAATTAAAAGACAAGATTAGTGAAGCGAGAGAAACTGCTGATTTGTTTGACCCGGGAAAGAAGTTCCAAGCATTTGCCGGAGCTATCAATGCAGTTGCAGGTGGCTTTGCTGCCGTTCAAGGTGCGCTTGGTTTAATAGGTGTAGAAAGCGAGGAAGTAGAAAAATCTTTGTTAAAGGTACAATCTGCCTTAGCTTTATCACAGGGGTTAAATGCTATTACTGACTCGGCAAAAGACTTCCAACGACTTGCAACTACTCTTAAAAAAGATGTAGTAGCTGCTTTTAATGCAGTTAAAGCCGCAATCGGAGCAAGTGGTATTGGTTTGATAGTAATTGCATTAGCGGCAATAGTTACATATTGGGAAGATATTAAGGAAGCAGTTACTGGTGTAAGTGAAGAGCAAAAGAAACTTACAGAGGAAACAAATAAGAATGTAAAAGCACAACAAGAAAAGTTATCAGCTATTGATAGCCAAGATAATATTTTAAAGCTGCAAGGCAAGTCAGAAAGGGAAATTTTAGGAATTAAAATTAAACAAACTGATGAGGTAATCAAAGCAACTGAGCAGCAGTTAGCACAACAAAAGGTAGTTGTAAAAGCTCAGTTAGAAGCTGAGAAAAGAAACAAGGAAATTTTACAGGGCATTGTTAGATTTTTATTTGCTCCTTTATCACTTATCTTAACTACTGTTGACCAAGTAGGTAAGGCATTAGGTAAAGACTTTAAATTAGAAGAGAAGTTTTCTGGCGGTATTGCAGGGTTAGTATTTGACCCGGTAGAAGCAGAGAAAAAAGGTAAAGAGACAATAGCTGCTATTGACAAATCATTAGTAGATTTAAAGAATAAAAGAGCAGGTTATCAATTATCAATTAATGCTATTGACAAAGCAGCAGCAGATAAATCAGTAGAAATACAATCGGCAAAAATTGAAAAAGAACTTGCAAATGAAAAGAAGCTAACAGATGATTTACTAGCTGAGTATGAAAAAAGAAAAGGTATTGCAAAAAACGCAAAAATCTTAACTCAAAAAGAACTTGCAAAATTAGACGAAGAGGAAAGATTAAAACAACAGGAAGCAAACAATAAGAAATTTAATGACCAAATAGAATTCTTAGGTAAGCTTACTAATTATACTTTACAAAGTATTAAAACTCAACAAAAAATTAATGAAGATGCAAGAGCAGCTGAGTTACAAGCTGACATAGCTTTACAAGATGCTAAATTTGAAGCAGCATTTGCCGGGCTTAATTTATTATCTAGTTTAGCAGGTGAAAATGAAAAGATAGCAAACGCTATTTTTGTAATTGATAAAGCCTTAGCTATTGCTAAAATTGTAGTAGATACACAAAGGGAAATATCTGGGTATTATGCAACATATTCTACGTTAGGTCCAAAAGGTTTAATAGCAGCAACTAAATTTTCATTAGCTGCAAAGATTAGAGCAGGAGCAGGTATTGCATCTATTGCGGCTACTACTATTAGTAAATTCAAAGGCGGTGGCGGTGCAGGTGGAGTAGGCGGTGGGGCTTCTGCTCCAAGTGTTTCAGCAGATGCACCATTACAACCCCCACAACCACAAACTACAACTTTAAGCAACCAGACAATTAACGCAATAGGCAACCAAGCCGTTAGAGCCTACGTTGTAGAGAACGATGTAACAAGTAACCAACAAAGAATAGCTGCTATTCAGCAAAGGGCAAGGTTCGGTTAAATGATAACAATTTAAAACACTTAATATTTAAAGATATGGATTTACCTGTTTATTTATTAGACATTAGCGAGGATATAAATGACGATGCAGAAGTAGATTACGTTGCATTAGTTGATAGACCGGCTATACAAAAGAATTGGAATGCTTTTAAGAACCAACAACGCTTTGAAGTGGTTAGCGAAGACAAGCGCATTATTTCTGGACCTCTTATGCTTGCTGACGTACCTATTTTTCGCAGCGATGCTACTTATGGCGATTACTATGTGGTGTTCTCTAAGGATACTATTTTTAAGATTGCTCAAAAGTTTTTCAAAAAAGGCTACCAATCAAACGTAAATTTAATGCATTCTCCTGATGCTCAGGTAGAAGGGGTAACAATGTTTGAGAGCTTTATTACAGACGAGAGCAGAGGCATACTTCCGATGAAGGGTTTTGAAGATGCGCCAGACGGCTCGTGGTTCGGTTCTTTTAAAGTAGATAACGAGAACGTGTGGAACGATGTTAAAGAGGGCAAATTCAAAGGGTTTAGCGTAGAGGGGTTGTTTACTTACAAGACTAAGCCAAGCAAAGAACAAGAACTTATGAATGCAATAAAGGAAATATTGCAACGGGTTAAATGATAAACAAAATCTTTTATTAATATTTAAACAAAAAGAATGATGAACGCAAAAGATGCAATTATGCAAATTAGGGCTTTGTTCGAAGATATGCCACCGGTAGCTGCTCCTGCACCTGCTGAAGCACCAATCGAAGAAGTACCTGTTACATTCGCAGAATATAGCCTTATGGATGGAACAAAGGTTATGATTAGCGAACTTGCTATCGGTGGTCAAGTTACCCTAGCAGACGGAACACCTGCTCCAAGTGGTGAACACCAATTAGCAGACGGCACTCAAATCGAGTTAGACGAAGCCGCTAAAATTATCTCTATTGAAACCCCAGAAGCAGAAGCGGAAATCGCTGACGAAAATCCTGCTGAAATGGGAAAGAAGTATGATGAGAAAATGGCTGACGAAATTTCGAGCTTAGTAGCTGAAAATGAAAATCTTAAATCACAAGTAGCACAATTAGAGGCAAAAGTTAAGAATGGTTTTAGTCAAGTAGCTGAACTTATAGAAGCACTTACTAAGACACCTAACGCTGAACCTATTGCGCAGCCAAAACAAACATTTGGTTCTAACGTTACTACAAAGGATATGAAGTACGATAGAATTGAAAAATATAGAAACGCTTTATTAAACAAATAAAAATAAAATAAAATGGGATTTGATGTATCTGCATTAGCAAACTATACAAAAGAAAACGAAGCTCTACTTGTAACTTCATCTGTATTGGGTGCAAAAACTGCTGCTCTTATTAAGAGTGCAGGTAACGTTATGGTTGGTGTAAAAAGTTCTGAGAAAATCAACATCATGGAAACTGATGCTATTTTCCAAGCTGGTGGTACTTGTGGCTTTAATGCTTCTGGTTCTACTACCTTTACTCAAAGAACTGTAACTCCGGGTAAAATTAAAGTAAACGAAGCTCTTTGCCCTAAGGACTTAGAAGCTAAGTATTTACAGAAGGCTTTACCTACTGGTTCTATGTACGATAGCATTCCTTTTGAGCAAGAATTTGCTGATAAGAAAGCTAAGACTATCGCTGCACAATTAGAAATTGGTTTATGGCAAGGCGACACTTTAAGTGTAAACGTAAACTTAAACAAGTTCGATGGTCTTGTTAAGTTAATCGGTGCTGCTTCTGGTGTTGTTGCTGCAAACGCTTCTACCTTTATTTCAGGTGCGCCTTTATCTTCTATTACTGCTGCTAACGTAATCTCTATCTTTGATGGTGTTTACAGAGCAATCCCTGCAAAAGTTGTAGCTGCTGAAGATATGACTATCTTCTGTGGTCAAGATTTATTCCGTACTTACACTATTGCTCTTAAAAATGCTAATAGCTTCAATTACCAAATTGATGTAAAAGCTGATAGCGAATTCGTACTTCCTGGTACTACAATCAAAGTTGTAGCAGTTGCAGGTCTTAACGGAACTAACAAAGTTTACGCTATGCGTTTAAGCAACTTGTTCTTAGGTACTGACTTATTGAACGAAGAGGAAAAGTTTGAAATTTTCTACGCTAAGGAAGCTGACCAAGTACGTTTTGTGAGTGAGTTCAAAATGGGTGTGAATATCGCGTTCCCTGACGAAGTTGCTGCATTCGTTCTAGCATAATTTATAGGGTAGGTTGAAATATACCTACCCATTTTTTCAAACTAATTAATTCAAACAATATGCCTTGCGCTTTAACTCAAAATTATAGCTTAGATTGTAAAGACAGTTTAGGTGGTATTACTGAGGTTTATTTCATAGCAGCAGCAGATGTAACTTCTACAACAGAAGCAAGTGGTGTAATTACCGCTTTAGTAAAAGCATCTGGCAAGAGGTTCTATAAGTACGAACTTGTAAAAGGTACTTCTCAATTAGTTGAGAATGTTAATGCAAACGTACAAAATGGAACTATCTTTTATGCTCCTGAATTGACCATAGTTTTAAACAAATTACAAGCGAACACAAGAAACGAAATCTTGTTGTTAGCTCAAAACCGACTTGTAGCAGTTGCAAAAGATAACAATGGCGCATTCTGGTACTTAGGTAAAACAAGAGCCTTAGACCTTACCGCAGGTAGTGCTGGTACAGGTACGGCTGACGGGGATAGAAGTGGTTACACTTTGACCTTCACAGGTGCAGAACCTGCATTAGCACCAGCAGTTAATTCTACTGTTGCAGCAGCTTTAATGACACCGGGAACTTAGGTTGTTTTGGTTTTGTATATAGATGCCCCTGCCTTTAATTAGGTGGGGGTTT